TAATGGAGATGTTTTAAGATCAATGCAAGGTGGTATGAATGGTTCTCCTTTTTCTCCTATTATGGAAAGACCGGGACCTACAGTACCAGAGGGGATATTTCAAAATACAATCCAAGGAATGCCGGGTGAAAACCTTACATATATTGACAAGCAGATAAATGAGGATCCTCGTTTTCCTAAACCAGAACCACCGCAACAAAACCCGGGAATGGACTATTCAAATTTTGAGCCTCAGATAGCAAACTTAATGCAGGACCCTTTTAGTGGCATGACCTTTGAACACGCTACAATGAGACAACAACAAAGAGATATCAAAGATCCTGTAGAAGCTAAAGCTATTGCAGATGCTATAGCTAGAGGTTCTACAGGTACTTTTGGTAATAGTTTAGGTCTTCCACAACTTTTCGAGGAAGGCGGGGTAGCTGGTCTAATGATGAAAAAGAATGAGAACATGGAAATGCCTGCGGATAGAAGTAAACTAGTTTTAAACAGAATATTGCAACAAGGCGGAAAGCCCCAGTCCAACGACCCGCGGCTCATGGCTCAATTAAATACTATACTAGGACGTAAAAGCACTTAAAAGGAGAATTAGATGGCAAGAGAACCAATAGGCAGTATGATGGAAGATGTTCCTTCTCAATTAGATGAAGAGGATTTGGCTGCCGAGGTAGAGATTGAAATGCCTGATAGTCTTGACATGGGTCCTATACCCGAAAATGTTGAGATCATAGAAGAAGAAGATGGAAGTGTGGTGGTTGACTTTGAGCCACAGGATCAACGCGGCACGGACGAAGATTTCTCAGCTAACTTAGCAGAAGAGATGCCTGATGGATTATTGGGCCGATTAGCTAGTGAGTTGATGGGTGAATTTGATGAAAACAAAAGTGGCAGACAGGAGTGGGAAGATGCTTTCGCTAACGGTTTGGAGTTGCTGGGGTTCTCTTATGAAGAGCGATCGCAACCCTTCAGGGGAGCTAGTGGAGTTACACATCCCTTACTTGCCGAAGCCGCGACCCAGTTCCAAGCTCAAGCGTTTAATGAATTGTTGCCGCCTTCTGGACCCGTGCGTACCACAGTGCTTGGATCAAGTACTCCTGAGAAAGAGGATCAGGCTCAACGCGTAAAAGAATTTATGAACTATTACATAACCTGTGTTATGGAAGAGTATACACCTGAGTTAGATCAGATGTTGTTTTACTTACCGCTGGCAGGTAGTACGTTTAAAAAAGTATATTATGATGAGAACTTGGAAAGAGCGGTAAGTAAATTTGTTCCAGCTGAAAACCTTATTGTTCCCTATAACACTACTGATTTAGAAACGTGCCCTAATATAACGCAGGTTTTAAAGCTAAGTTTAAATGATCTTAGAAAGCGTCAGGTAGCAGGTTTTTATCGTGATATTCCTGTTATTCCGGCACAAAACGAATCAGGCGGTCTATCAGACGAGTTTGAACGAATTGATGGGATGTATCCTTCTCAGATAGATTATGACTGTACATTGTTAGAATGTCATGTGGATCTGGATTTAGAGGGCTATGAAGAGCTAGGAGAAGATGGGGAGCCAATAGGGATAAGAATACCTTATGTGGTTACTATCTCGCAAGACAATGGCCAGATTTTATCTATAAGAAGAAACTATGCCGAAGAAGATGAGAAGAAAGCCAAGATACAATACTTTGTACATTATAAGTTTCTTCCAGGGTTCGGTTTCTATGGGTTAGGTTTAATTCATACTATAGGTGGATTAGCGCGAACCGCGACTTCTGCTTTGAGGCAGTTGATTGATGCTGGTACGTTATCTAATCTTCCAGCAGGGTTCAAGGCCCGCGGCCTACGGATCAGGGATGATGATGAGCCTCTACAACCGGGTGAATTTAGAGATGTTGATGCTCCGGGCGGTGATATCAAAGCTAGTTTAATGCCTCTTCCTTTCAAGGGTCCCGATCAGACTTTAATGCAGTTGTTAGGTTTTGTAGTTGATGCAGGACAGCGATTCGCTACTATAACGGACTTGAAAGTGGGCGATGGAAATCAAGATGCCGCGGTAGGTACCACGATAGCGATGTTGGAGCAGGGATCACGAGTTATGTCCGCTGTTCACAAACGATTACATTATGCGATGAAGTTAGAGTTTAAGCTTTTGGCCAAGGTTATGTCAGAGTTTTTACCAGACGAGTATCCGTATAGTATAGTAGGAGTAGATGGTGCTGTTAAAAGAAAAGATTTTGATGAGCGCGTGGATGTTTTACCTGTGTCTAATCCAAACATCTTTAGTCAGGCTCAAAGGATATCTTTGGCTCAGACCAAAATGCAGTTAGCTACTTCAGCTCCTGATATGCACAACATGTATGAAGTGTTTAGGGATATGTATGAGGCGCTTGGCGTTAGAGATATTGATAGGATATTGAAGCGTACACCAGAGCCAGAGGCAATACCAAAAGATCCAGCTCAGGAAAACATAGATGTTCTAGATCAGATAACGCTTACTGCTTTTGAAGGTCAAGATCATGAAGCTCATATTATGGCACACATGGTATTTGGATCCACACCTTTGGTGTCTCAATCTCCTCCAATGGCTGTTTCATTACAAAAGCATATTATGGAGCACGTTAAGATTGGAGCTCGTGAAAGAGCAGCGGTTGATTTGATACAAACAGGCGGTGGTAAAGCTATATCTGAAGAACAGATGATAGACATGGAAGCTACCACTGCTCAATATGTTGCAGAGGGAATGAGCCAGTTGAAAGCGTTAAGCGGTCAATTAAGTGGTCAAGGTCCTGATCCTTTAGTTGAGTTAAAGGGTAAAGAGCTAGAGCTTAAATCTCAGGCGGAACAAAATGATGCTCAAGTAGACCAAGCTAAACTTGGACTAGAAGAGAAGAAGGTACAGCAGAGAAGCGATCAGTTCCAACAGAGACTACAAAGTCAGGAGAAGGTAACTCAAGCTAGAATAAATTCAGCGATGGATAGAGAACTTTTAAAACAACAAGGCAAAAATCAAGGAGGTCAAGGTGGCTAAAAGCGCTTGCGTAGGTCTTTGTAGATTAGACGAGAAGAAGGTTTGTGTGGGATGCAGCCGAACGATAGAGGAGATAAAACAATCCTATGAAAAAAACACTTCAAAACAATAGCAAATATAATGATTTTGACCTAGACGGAGACGGCATTGTCACGGACGAGGAGCTTGAAACGGCTAAAGCAATGAAGGAAACGGAAACCTTATTAAGAAAACAACTAGCACAATTAAGAATGGCAAGAGCCACTTTGATTGCTATGGGCGTGTTTACCTTGGCTATGTTTCTTATTGATATTGAAAGAGTAAAAGCGTTATCCGATATAAGTAATTTGTTCTACCTATCTGGAGCAGGAATAGTAGGAGCCTATATGGGAACTACAGCTTGGATGAATAAAAAGTGACAGCATTTATGCTGGTCTGCTATTTAGGTCTCAAAATGGAAGGCGGAATATATTTTAAAGATGTAAATAATTGTTTGTCATACAAAGAAAGATTACATAATCAAACAATTATGAAAGGTACAGAAGAAGAAACATATCAATGTATGTGTAAGTTAATACCTACAATAGATCCTAAGAGTGTAAAAATATATTAAGGAGGACAACATGCTAACAGCCCTAATTGGACCAGTTTCTAATCTTCTTGGAAAATTCATAGAAGATAAGGACATGAAGAACAAGTTGGCACATGAGGTGGCAACAATGGCAGAGAATCATGCCGCAGAGCTTGCAAAAGGTCAAATAGAAATAAACAAAGCAGAAGCACAGCACAAATCCATCTTTGTAAGCGGGTGGCGCCCCTTTATTGGCTGGACGTGCGGAATTGCTCTTTGTTGGCATTTTGTCTTAGCACCCGTTACTATATTTGTATGTGCTTATTTAAATGTTGTTATACCAGAGCTACCCAGTTTTGATATGGGTTCACTCATGACGGTTTTGATGGGAATGCTCGGATTGGGCGGACTTCGCAGTTTTGAAAAGTACAAAGGATTAACAAAATGAAAAGAAAAATAAACAAAGTTATTAAAGGTTTAAAAAAAGCTAGTAAGTTACATGCTGCACAAGCAAAAACATTAAAAAGTGTGATTGGTAAAGGTAAGAAAAAATGATTAGATTTTGGCTAGAATTATCTAAACCTTTCGCGAGAATTGGAAATTTCTTTTATCACAAGCATGTAGCAACATTAAAAAAGAAACAGCGCTTGACTAAATAATGGGAAGATATAAGATAGACTCAGACTATATAAGGTTTTTATAGAAATGAATGAGATTTATCTTGCACAAGCGGTGTTTAGGCTTATAAAAGACAGGAGAGAACTTCTTTTAGAAACATTGCAGTTTAACAACGTAAAAGACATGGAGCATTACAGGGAGCTTATGGGCGAACTGAAGGGCTTAGGATTTATTGAAGCAGAAATAAAAAACCTTTTGGAAAAACAGGAACAAGAGGAAGTTTAAATGCAAGAAGTTGATACTGAACTAGAAAAAAAGTATGTAGACCCTAAAGACAGGGTGTTAGATCCCAGCCTTATTGACAAAGAATTAATTGACAGAATGCCTCAGCCTACGGGTTGGAGAATACTTATTCTTCCTTATCGCGGAAGAGGTAAGACTGAAGGCGGTATTTTATTACCAGACAAACTTGTGGACGAAAGCCAAATATCCACTCAAGTGGGGTATGTATTAAAAGTTGGTCCGTTAGCTTACAAAGATTCTGAAAAGTTTCCTGCAGGCCCTTGGTGTGTGGAAAAGGATTGGGTAATGTTTGCCCGGTACGCTGGTTCTCGTTTTAAAATAGATGGTGGAGAAGTCAGAATTTTAAATGACGATGAGATATTAGCAAAAATTATGGACCCTGAAGACGTTTTACATTATTAAGAGGTAATTATGAGTGGAAATGAAGCACAAGCGGAACTAGACTTAGACATAGGTGAAGATGATGGCACAGAAGTTGAGGTCACTCTGGAAGAACCGAAGCAGGATGCTGCAAATGCAGTTGAGATTGAAGTTTCAGAGACTGAGGATGAGTTTAAAAGAAGTGAGAATCAAACTCAAAAAAGAATTAATCGTCTTACCAAGAAAATGCGAGAAGCTGAGAAAAGCGCTGATGAAGCTACTAGGTTTGCACAGATAAAAGCTAAAGAAAACGAAGAATTAGCTAAAAGACTTAATCAAATGGATACAAGTTACGTTGACCAGTATAGCGGTCGCGTAGAATCAGAATTGTCCCAAACGGAAGCCTCTTTAAGAAGCGCTATGGAAATAGGCGATACGGAAGCGGCTGTTTCGGCTCAAAGAAGAATGACACAGCTCGCCGTGGAAGCGGATAGAGCGGCTCAAGCTAAATCAGCTAACGAGCGAAGAAGACAACAGCCCGTACAACAACCGCAACAACAGGCCCAACCTCAAGCTGCGGCTAGGCCGGATCCTAAAGCGGAAAAATGGGCTCAAAACAACGATTGGTTTGGCGAAGACAGCGCCATGACCTATGCAGCATTTGGCATCCATAAAGAAATTGTTGAGTCAGAGGGTA